GGATCTGGCTGCGGAAGCGGGCTTCAGTGTGAAGGGTGCCCACACCCGAGCATATGAAATGTTAAACCCGCGCAAGTCTCCCCACATTGTTAAAGCTTTAAAAGCTAGGCGTGCTGAACTGGCCGAAAAGTATGAGGTCACCTACAGTCGGCACATCCGCGACCTTCAAAAAATTCGTGACGATGCGATTGCCGCCGGTGCCTACTCTGCTGCTGTCCAAGCCGAAAAGGCGCGTGGATTGGCGCAAGGCGATATCTACGTTAGCAAGAGCGAGATCCGTACAGGCTCTATTGATCAAATGAGCAAGGCGGAAGTAAAGAAAGCCTTAGAAGAACTCAAGCGCCAGCTAGGCGAGAAGGTAATCGATGTCGAACCAGACCGAAGCGAACTTCTGGAAATCGATACGGGCGGGGCTGTCGAGCACTGATACTTTTTGCACCCGCATTGAAAACACTAGTGCGTTAGGCACGCCCGACCTGCTGCTACTGGATCGAAATAAAAGCTTTCACCTGATCGAATTAAAAGTTGCGAAAGGCAACAAAGTTTTGCTTTCCCCGCATCAAATAGCTTTCTGCGTTCGCCATCGTGGCTCTAACTCATGGGTACTTGTCAAAAAGAATGATGACGTGCTGCTTTACCGAGCGGACCAAGCAATGGATTTGTTTGAGCAAGGCGTAAAGCTTGAACCGCACTACCGATTTACTAAGCCGATTATTTGGCCTGACTTTTTAAAAGTACTTGAAACCTAAGTATTTACCCACCATTGCGTTTTTAACGCTACTAACTGTTGACACTGCACGTTCGCGTGGTGTTAGCGTTCTCGCATTATTTACATAAGGAAAAAAACAAATGTTCTGGCTAATTTTTAAAATCATAGACTTTTTTGAGCGCCCGCCAAAAGTAAGCGAATCGCTTAAAGAAAAAATGCGGCAGCATTATGCCGTTGCAAAAGAGAAAAAAGTATCAGAGAATTCGCATACACCTATAACAATGGATGCGAATGATGAAACTACTAGACACAAGAGCGACGAATACCAAAGTAAGTAAAACGCAAAAAGGCTTTAACGCCTTCGACCAAAAAGAACAGCATGTACTTGCTGATCTATTCCCAGAACAATATAAGGCTATCCGATTGGCTAGCCTAAGCCTGTATCCCAATAACCGATTATGTGCCGGAGCAAAAGCCGCCGGCTGTATGGACGGCTGTATATCTAATTCTGGCCGCGCCTTGATATTTAACAGCGTTAACAAGGCACGCAAAGCCAAAGCCGATTTTTTCGAGCGCGATACTGCTTTGTTCATTGAAACTTTAAAAAGAGAGTTGGGCAATTTTGACAAGTTATGCGCCAAGCAAGGCGTGCAAGGCGTGGTCCGGCTAAACGTTTTTAGCGACATCCAATGGGAAAAACACGGCATACCTCAAGCTTTCCCGAATCTATTCTTTTATGACTATACGAAACTGGCCGCTAGGTTAGGCAATACGCCCTCAAACTATAAACTGATGTTTAGCTACTCCGGGCGTGCTCAGTATGCGAAGCAAGTAGCTATCGCTTTAAAAACTGACGTGCCTGTAGTCGTGGTATTTCGTGGTCCTATGCCGGAGTATTTTCTAGACCGGCCCGTAGTTAATGGCGATGCCAGCGATTTAGATAATGTTTTTGCTGGCCGCGTAGTCATTGGGCTAAAAGAAAAACGCACGTTAGTGCAAGCCGACAATGGCTTTGTCGTGGATACAAACGAAATAGTGCGCATCGCGGCCTGATTAAACTTTTTAAAACTGGGTTGCACGCTCAGTTTACATATGCGATTATTCTTATGCGGCCAATAAACGGGTTGCCGCGCCCGATTAAATAGGTAGATAAATATGTTAGATACAAAACTAGAAAATCAATCCGGCACGCTCCTAGCTATTCTGGAAAAAGTAGCCGACCAAGCCGCTAGAAAAGCCGATTACGTTACTAGCACCAGCAATATTCAAGTGCGCACAATAGACGGCAATACAAACGTCGTTTTGGAAGCGAATCGTGGCGTGCCTACGCAAAGCTTTGCCACGAATGACGTGGCATTCTCTCAATTGGCTAATAACTGCGATATCGATGTTAGGACCGCTAGACGTTTGCGCGACAATGACAGCTACGCGCCAGAATTCGACGCGCTGCTTAATAAAATATTGGTCAATGAACCCAAAAATAAAATGCTGCGCACCTTTTCAGGCGAACGGCCAGTACTGCGGGCGTTAGTATCCGATAAATTTAAAACTTTCGACAATTTGGACCTAGTGCAAAGTGCTTTGCCGCAATTGATTCATTCGGATAGCGATTGGCAAATAGTAAATGGCACAGTTACTGACAGCCATTTGTATATGCGCCTTAAATCCGCAAATCAAATTGCGGAACCGGCTGTTGGCGACACTATGGCGAACGGCATATTGCTCCGGAATAGTGAAGTAGGGTTGGGAAGTGTTGAAGTATCCCAATTGGCTTGGACGTTATGGTGCTTAAATGGCTGCACTACCGAAAATAAGTCTAGGCATACGCACGTCACTAGTGCGCGTGGTGGTGATCAATGGGCGCTGCTAACTGATGAAGCGAAAAATGCGGACAATCGCGCTTTGGAGTTAAAGTTGCGGGACGTTGTGGCGGCATTCAGTAGCCGTGAATCGTTTGATGCGCATGTGGAATTGATGCGTGCCGCGCATGGCGACATAGTCGAAGGCAGTGCTACTGCTGCGGTTAACGCCACAATTCAAGTTTTAAAACTTCCTAAAAAATCCGCGGACGATTTGATGACCGGCTTGTTAAATACCTTGCAGCAAGACGGCTATCGCAACAAACCGATATCCCGCGCCACGATAGTTAACGCGGTCACAGCCGTTGGGCACGTGGCAAAGCCTGATGATGTGGATAGCTGGTATCAAACTGGCCGCGCCGTTCTAGATCTGCCTCGCAATCAATGGGAGACAATCGCACGCGCCGCGTAACTTAAACTTTTAACCACCTAAGCCGGCTATATGCCGGCTTTTTTGTGCCTGTTGCCATATGTATGCGAATGAGCGCATAATCGGCGCACGCCCTACCGGCGCTAACATAGGAAAATGATGAGATGATAGAACTTTATACCGATATTAAATATTTAGATGATTTCGCTGTGGATCTAATCAATGATGGATTCGAAGAAACTGCCAAGGATATCAAACGCGCTGCGGCTGATATCCGGCTTTTAACTTTGGAAGTTGAGCGCCTCGACGCTATTCTTGCTGCTGTTCGAGGTGCTGTTGAATGAAAATAGAACAATTGGCAAAAACCGTCACTGTCGCACAAGCCGATAGTTTAAAGCATATTTTTGCGCGGCATGTTGAGCCGGCGCAAACTGGACCGTTTGCCGGCTTGAGCGTTAATGACTGGCTAGAGAAGGACGTTTCGCCTAGTATTTTTGGCGATACTGTGACCGCTGCGGTCCCGAATATGGTTATCGTGATATTAAATGACGGGAGCCGCCACACTTAGCGCCCGCGCCATTTACTTCACAAGCCCGTTCAATGCGGGCTTTTTTGTGCCTATTGTTTTATGTATGGGAATATGCGCATAATCGGGCCACGCCATACCGGCGTTAACATAGGACAGCGAAAAATGGAAAAATCAGACTTCTCAAAAACGCGCAACTTAGGGCTTCAGACCATAGCTACTAAATATATGCCGGCTACCAATACAAAAGGCGAAAGAATAAAAGCCAAAGCATCCGGCGGCGAGTCGCACATTCACGCTTGGGATTATGCGTTGTCTCAAGCCCGAAATTATGACGTGGCCGCGCAGACATTAGCTGACCGCTTAAATTGGCTAGATCACGATTGCATACTTCACGGCGGCTCAAATGGCTTTGATTTTGTTTATGTGCTCAGTTATTAGCGCCCGCTAACCTCTAAACATGCCCGCTTTATGCGGGCTTTTTATTGTCTAGGATTTAGCGCATAATCGGGCCACGCCATACCGGCGCTATATAAGGAAATCGAAAAATGGAAAAAGTAGCATTAAGAAAAGTACCCGCTGGCGAATTCTTGAAACGAAAGCCGGATAGCCAAAAAGTCTACACTCGCGGCGAGTATGACCGTAGTTATAAAAAGTACCGCATCAATGACTGGGACGACATAAGCCGCGATATGCTGATATCGGGAGATATGCCGGTATACATCGGCTTTGACTTCTAAGCCCTAAACTCTCCCGATATGCCCGCTCAATGCGGGCTTTTTTATGCCTAAGATAAAAGAGTGTAATAGCGCCACGCCCCGCGGGCGTTTGGCTTTGCATTTGTATGAGCGCAGCGCCGCCGCGCTCCGCGCACCATTGGCCGCGCTCCGCGCAGCGTTGGCCGCGCATTGTGGACCGCGATTCTCGCGGTATTGCCCGCGCATCTTGCGCCGCGCTCCGCGATTCGGTTCCGACTACCGGGCACCATTGTCCGCCGCCGCGCAGATAATCGCGTACATGCGCCGCGATTCTTGCCGCTATGGCCGGCGATTCTACCGCCCTGGCCTAACGATAACGCTTAGGGTCCCCCGGCCAATTGAGGCTAACCACGCTCGTTAGATCGGGCACCCCGCGCATCCCAACGCGGCCGTTAGGCAAAAAAAACAAAGCATGTAAAGGTG